ATATGGAAATTGGGTATCCGCTGGATTTGCTGAGTTAGATAATGGAGCATCAACAATATATACTACTTGGACTCAAGCAGCGACCACAACTTTCCTCTCTTATCTAAATGGTGCAACAGGTACTTCAGGATTAAATACATACGCTAATTTTACTGGGATACCTGAATAATATGTTATATGTTAGCATTCCTAAATTTAAAAGTACAGATCAAACTTTTCAAATTAAAGTTGGTCATACCACAACTAATAGTTATGTACATGTGATAACACATCCTGTACCGTTAGATTCCAATAACGAAATAGATTTTGCCGCTGTAGATGTTTTACATGGTGAGGCATATAAAGAAGGCTTTGCTAAGATTCATTATCTATGGCCAAATGCACCACCTTTACCAAAAATACCTACATTAACACCAGAACAAATTGAGGCTGCAAGAAAAACTCCGGCAATAAGACATCCGTCAAAGGATGATCCTGTTCCACCAGAAGGTGTTCCAGTAACATTTAATTTACCCAAATTTAGAGAATTTTAGAGCGTATATATAATAGATAACATTGATTGAGGAACATTATGAAGAAAGTATTTTATCTAGACGGTGGAGCTGGTCGTGTCTTAGCAGCAATACCAGCATTTCTTAAGTATGCAAAAGCCAATCCAGATCAAGATTGGTCAGTACTGATACCGGCATGGGACTATCTTTACTGGGGTATACCAGAATTACAAGATAGAACATATGGTATCGACACAAAAGGTTTATTTGATAATGTGGTAAAAAATGCCGATGAAGTTATCACAATAGAACCTTACAGAATACCAAACTATTATAATCAAAAAATCTCGTTAGGTGAAGCTATTGATGAACAAATCAATAACACAAAAGATCATTCAGATTTGTTACCACCTAAAATGGTTTTGAGTGATGGTGAAAGAAACTTTGCCAAGAAATCTATTGCCGATATCAGAGCTGCACAAAAGAAACCAAAAACTATTGTGTTTCAACCATTTGGTCGTGGTGCTAAAGTTGATAAAGAAAAAGACGAAGTATTTGATGAAGACTCTAGAAGTTTTAGTTCAGAAGATTACTTGTTCTTGACCAAAAAATTAGCACAAAAATACAATGTTATATTTTTTGGTGAAAAAGACTTTCATTTAAAAGACGATACATATTCAGCAAAGTTTGAAGGCGATCTCAGAGTTTGGGCAGCATTAGTTAATGAAGCAGATTATTTTGTGGGTTGTGATTCTTTAGGACAACATATGGCTAGAGGTTTTAATAAACCCGGTACTGTTATATTTGGTTCTACATTTCCAGTTAACACATCTTATCCAGATTTCTTCAACATCATAGAGAAAAAAACACATAAAAAATATTCACCTATTCGTATAACAGGCCTAGATACGATGTTGGCCAATAGGTTGAATGAAAGTTGTATGAAATTTAATGAAGAAGAATTGACGAATATATATAATTCTATTATTGTTGATATTGAAAAGAAAGCGAAACATCATGGACAAAAAACACCAATGCCAACCGGCAAAAAACCAGAATAAACCATATGCCGTTTTGGCATTAAATCCAGGACATAACGGTTCTGCAGCTCTAGTTGTTGACGGAGAATTGGTATATTACGGAGAAGAAGAACGGTATACACATCTGAAGTATGACGGCAATCCGTTTCGTGCTATATTAAACGCTGTCAATCTTTGTCCAATAGACGAAGTTGTTGTCGGTGGAGCAATAGAACCAGTAATATTACCTTGGGTAGGAGAAGATCCATATTCAGGAATGGTTAGAAAATTCTATCGTGGTTCTAAAGTTACATATGGTTTTCAAGAACATCACCTTGGCCATGCAGCTTCGGCTTTCTATGGTTCAGGATTTGAAACTGCTGTAGCTGTTGTTGTTGATGGTTGTGGTTCATTAAAAAAAGGTTATAAACCAGATGCACCAGATCAACATGTGACAGAAGGTTATGAAACTGAATCAATATATCAATGTTCTTATCCGTGTGAATTTACTCCTTTGTATAAAAGATATTCTGATGGAATAAATCAGAGACTCGTAGATGGTGTAAATGAGTGGGATCCAGCTAGCACGATAACTAAAGCCTATGAAGCAGTTACAATGTATCTTGGGTTTTCTTCAATTGAAGCTGGTAAAACAATGGGTCTGGCACCATATGGAGAATATGATGAAAATATTCCAAAATTCTTCATCAATGATATGGGCAATAGAAATTTAATACTACCAAGATACCCAATGGGAGCCTTTATTGATGATTCTAGATATCCGTATCTGGAACTGAATGATAAAAGATTATCTGTCAAAGATTGGCATAATGATTTTTCTTTATGTCGTCAAGTGGAAAAGAATTTGGCTTGGGCAGTTCAAAATGAAACTGAAGAACAAGTTATTAAACTAATTCAAAAGGCCATTGATATATCAGGTGAAACTAATGTTGTTTTATCTGGTGGTTATGGACTTAACTGTGTAAATAATTATAAAATTATTAAACATTTTCCACATATTAAATTTTATGTCGATCCAGTTGCACATGATGGTGGTACATCGATAGGCTTGGCTAAATGGGCGTGGTATAGACACTCCCAAGATACTACAATTAGACCTTTAAAATCTTTATATCTAAGTATGCCACCAAACTATGCTTCAATTGAAACAATACAAAAAGAAGCAAAAGGGTTACTGGAGTTTACAGATACTACAATAGAAGAAATAGTAGATTTGATAGACCAAGGAAATATTGTTACGATGTTTCAAGGTAAAGCAGAAGCAGGTCCTAGAGCACTAGGTAATCGTTCTATTTTATTTGATCCACGTAGGATAGATGGTAAAGATATTGTCAACTCAGTAAAACACCGAGAATGGTTCAGGCCGTTTGCTGGATCTGTTATGGAAGAACATGCAAAAGATTGGTTTGAAATGGAAACATTAGAATCAAGTCCATTTATGATGTATGCCGTAGATGTTAAACCAGATAAAGCGGATTTAATACCAGCAGTAACTCATGTGGATAATACATGTAGAGTACAAACAGTATCAAAAGAAGATAATTTGAATTATTATAATCTAATTGAGGCGTTCTATAAGAAAACTGGAGTACCAGTACTATTTAATACTAGTCTAAATCTTGCAGGAGAACCTTTATGTGAGACGGTTGAAGACGCCATAAATACATTAATCAGAAGCGAAATTGTTTATTTATATTTACCTGATATAAATAAGCTAGTAAAAAAACTTAACAAATAATAGGAGTTAACATGTTACAAGCACCATTATATTTTGTGATACAACAATATCAAGGAGATACATTAAATAATCTTCGTGGTGATGTTTCGGTATATGCAACGAGAGATGCAGCAAATACAGCAAATTCTCAAGGAGTTAATGCAGCAAACAATTCAGAATTATGCCGTATGTCCATCAACACCACATCAGTTGCAGGACAAGATCCTTTCATCACAATTACCAATGCTCTTATAGCAAAGTTCCCAGCGAACACAATGATCCAACTTTAATCCTTAGGAGAAAACATTATGACTACACAAACACAACAAGAACCTGAAGTAACTTTTAAAATTAGTTTCATTCAAGAAATTATCAAAGAATTGGAAGAAGTTCCACACAAATGGAGTCGAACAGTTATTGATAAATTGATTAAAAATACAAACGATCAATTACAAGCCGTTCAATCCAGTACAACAGAAACACCTGAAGCTACTCCAACGGTATAAATGACATTCTCCTATTAGATAAATACATACTAATAGGAGATTTTTCATGGCTAATATAACCAACAGAACCGATTTTACCACATATTGTCTGAAGAAACTTGGATTTCCAGTTATAGAAATCAACGTTGATGACGAGCAGGTACAGGATCGTATCGATGATGCCTTACAATATTGGCAGGATTATCACTTTGACGGTCTACAAAAAGTCTATTGGGTTCACACAATCACTCAAAACGATATCAATAACAGTTACTTAGATTGTTCTCAAGCCGTAGATTCTGGCAATAATACAATTGAAATTGCTGGTATATCCCGTATATTTCCAATTACCGATTCACAAGCAAACGTTAATATGTTTGACTTAAGATACCAACTCCGTCTAAATGAGTTGTATGACTTTACAAGTGCGTCCTACATTAATTATACATTAACTCAACAACATCTACGTTCACTTGAACTCATGTTCACTGGTGAAGTTCCAATCCGTTTCCAGAGACATATGCAGAGACTGTATATTGATTGGTCGTGGGGTTATCAACAAGCTCCAGTAGGTCAAGTTGTGGTATCTGAGTGCTATGCCACAATAGATCCGGTACAATACGGTTTGGTATGGAACGACCGTTGGTTAAAACGATATGCAACGGCACTTATCAAAGAACAATGGGGTAATAACCTATCCAAGTTTGCCGGTCTACAATTACCTGGTGGTGTTACACTAGATGGCCAGAAATTGAAACAAGAAGCTGCTGAGGAGATTAGATACCTACAAGAACAGATGGCAGTAGAGTACACAGCGCCATTAGAATTTATGTTGAATTAATATGGCAACAAGTCAATATTTCAACAATTACGGCAGTCTTCCTGAACAAAGGGTCATAGAAGATATCATAGTTGAGTCTATTAAGATTCAAGGATTCGATTCGTTTTATTGTCCGAACACCAACGATCAGGCCAGAGATTTATTGTATGGTGAAGATCCTGTCAAGAAATTTGGATCATCATTTCCTATTGAAATGTATTTGCAGAACTCTGGCGAATATATGGGTGAAAAAGAATTCTTTTCTAAGTTTGGCTTAGAAATTAAGAACAACATTTCTGTTATCATGTCTAAGCGGTCCTTTAATGAAAGAATGCCGTCTGCAATAACCAGACCACGAGAAGGCGATTTAGTGTATGTACCATTCTTAAACGGTACTGGTGAATTATTTGAGATTAAGTTTGTCAATCAAACTAAAGACTTTTTTATGTTAGGTAGAAAGTACCCATACTTCTATGAACTAGAAATGGAGAAATTTAAATACTCACAAGAGATTCTCAATACAGGTAATCCTGATATTGATACAATTGCAGCAGACAACGCATACTCTATTACACTATCTATGGGTGCAGGAACAGGAAACTATATTGGTGCTGAGATTGTATTTCAATCACCAGATCAAACTTATGCCAATGCAACAACTGTGGCTATTGCACAATCTTGGAATGGACCAACGAAAGCACTAACAGTTACTAATATTGCTGGTGAATTTATAGACACTCAAGCAATTATTGGTCTAAACAGTAAGGCAAACTATACACTAACAACACATAATGATTTGTCTGTTGTTACACCTAAAGAAGTATATGATAATCAATACATCAACACTAATGCTGGTAGTATTATTGATTTGTCCGAATCTAATCCGTTCGGGAGTATTTAATGGCCAATACTTATTACGATAGAGTTATACGTAAACTGGTTATTGGATTTGGTAACCTGTTTGATGGTATTACTTTAGTTCGTTATAATCCAGATAATACAGAAGCAGAACGTTTTATTGTTCCAATTGCCTATGCGGCCAAAGAACTATATGTTCAACGTCTTGAAGGTGATCCAAACTTAGACAAAAAAGTTCAGATGACTTTGCCAAGAATGTCATTTGAAATGAATGGCCTATCATATGACGCTTCTAGAAAACAAATAACCAATCTAAGAAACTTTAACGTTAATGCTGGGCCACAGGTAATTTCTCAATATGTTCCAGTACCATACAATTTTGATTTTGATTTAAATATCTATGTAAGAAATATTGAAGATGGCACTCAAATAATTGAAAAGATTCTGCCATTCTTTACACCAGACTATACCATTAAGTTAAACTTAATTCCTGAAATGGGTATCGTTAAAGAAATCCCTATCATATTAAATC